CCAGTTGACAAACTGTCTTTTTAGTGTTATGGTTGTACTGACACTAACAAACACACACTATAACTACTACTCATTCTCAGTAGCATCTTGAGAGATTTTATACATCTCTTCTAATAGTTTCCTGGATGTATCAGTCTTACCAATGAAGCCAACGTTCTCCTCACTGGAAACGCGTCTCTTGATTGGTGATGAACACTTGGCTGCGATGAGGGCTTTGTTATAAAATTCTTGTCCAAACTTATCCATCTCAGAGATGGAAATCACATGTTGTTTGTAGATAATTGATAAATCATCATTTGAGTACATCATCCACTTACGTGGTACCAATCCAGAAACGGCGACGCCTTTCTCATGATTGAGTTGCATTTGTTCAGCAATCACTATTGGATTACTTACCACAAAGAATTCGATGTTGTTCTCTTTAGTTTGGGAAATCTCACACAAAACTTCCTCACCTGTCACAAGTTTCATTGTAGCGGGGAAGGATGATTCCATAAATTAAATGTCTAGTTTTCCTACACCTGTATTTAGAGACATTTCTGAAACCCTATATTCAAAGTCCTCATCGATATAATACTTGATGCGTTCAGCAAGATGGTTGAGGGTGAAGTTGTTTCTTCCATGTTCCTTTCTGAAGTCATCTGCAATGTCATAAAGCATTGCATGGTTCTTACCCTTTGCCTTTCTTAGTCCGCGACCAATACTCTGAAGAACACGTATTCGAGACTTAGAAGGAGAAGCAAAGATAACATGGTGAAGGTTTTTAATATTAACCCCAGTAGACATAGTCCCATAAGAACCAAGAATAATATTGTCACTCGACGTCTCAGAGATAGCCCTGACTTCTTCTCGTACCTTAACTTTTGTGTCACCGTAAATTAAATGAATGGGACGTGTTGTCATATTTGTAATCATCTCATGCATTGGGATCCCGTGTCCATCAACACGTCCAAAGAGCACAAGAACGTTACCCTCTAATGAATTAGCGAGGTTACAAATGAACCTGTTCCTATGGTACATATTACCAATGGCTTCAATCTCATCATTATAAGTGTTGAATTTCTCAGGTGTATGCTTCAACTGAATGATTTCAACCTTCAGTTTAGCAAGGAACCCCTTCTCCATCAAGTCTGAAGAGGAAGTCGTTTTATAAACAGGTCCGAAATGACCCTCCAAAATAAGCTTATGAACATTCTTTCCATCTAAGGTACCTGTGAAACCATATCTCCATTTAGCATCAGGAAGCTTCTTCATAATGCCTTGCAGTGACTTTGCTTTGAAGTTGTGACATTCGTCTCCAACTACAGCATCAAATTGCCTGAACCATTTCTTATCTAAACCGTAAACAGACTGCCAGGTTGTAATTGTAATTGGTTTCTCAGTGTCTTTGACATGTCCAGCATAGATTTTATGAACAAATTGATCTGCATCCCATCCATAATCAGCGAAGTCCTTTGTCATCTGCTCCACAAGGGACTTAGAAGGAACCACAACAATAACTTTCTTATTAATTGACTTCAGATATCTACAGATAGCGTAAATCATTAGAGACTTACCTGAGCCTGTTGGAGAGACGATGGTCTTTCTGTATTCTTTTAGTGCATGGAACACTGTTTCAACCTGATACTCTCTGGGTTTGACACCAGAAATTTTATTCATAAAGAGTTCAACACCCTCATAGAACACCCTGTTATCCATCTCATAGGGTGTTCCATAGTATTGATTGTCTTCAAACTTCCAATCATACCCATGTCTATCCAACCATCTACATGCCTGATATGTTAGTCCAGCAGGCAATGACTTGGTGTGAGTGGATAATAATCTTATTTTTCCATCCCAGAACTTCTTTCTGTAAGCAGGAGAAAATGAAGCACCCTCCACATCAAAGGAGAATGCTTCACTCATTTCATAAAGAACATGCTGTTCACACTCAAAGATGATGTCTAACTCATTCTTCTTTGAGATTACAACCTCGCTCATATCATCATAAAGATTTGCTACTACTATTTAGAACCCCTTTCCTGAGGTGACATCAAGGATCTCAATGTGATCACAGTTTGGTTTCCAGTGAAACCAATGGGCTCTCAGGTTCTCATAGTCGTCAAAGATAACTGCCTCGCCACTCTTCAATACTAGTTTGTATGTGTGTCTGTCGTACTCTTTGTCACAATACGTCGTGAAGTCTTCGCCGTCTTTGTAGGCCATGTTAGTTGAAGTGTCAGGGATAATAAAATAATAAAAAATAAAATGAAACTAGTTGTCACTTACCTTCTCCTCATACTCACTGATAAGACTCATGAGTTGCTTCTTGTCAGATCCACAAGGAGCGTTGTTGAGACAGAGTAAGATTAGTTCGTCATTGGTAATGGGATCTTTTTGTGTCCATCCAATAAAATCAGTTGCCATTTTTGATCCACCTATTGCTTGTTGTACGGATTGGTTTGTTTTGTTCTCTCCTTTTATTATACATTGTAACAGCAGAAACTGTGACATCAAAAAATTCTGCCGCTTCTGTTCGTGACTTGAATGTCAAACCTCTAAACTCACATTCTTTTGTTCCGCAACCTTTTGAGTGTCCTTTCTTTCCTTTATGAGGTGATGTTCTTCCTTTCATCACGCGAGAGTGATGTTCTTTTTGTTCCTTTGTTCTGGGTATACCTGGTTTTTTAGTGCTTTTTTGTGATGGAGGTACTCCTCCACCAGGCGCCAAGTTCCATCCAATGTTCTCTGTGGGTCGAAGAATTCTTTCCTTATCACAAACCTCTTCTTTTGTCAAGTTGGTTTGTATCACTTCCATAACTGCTCCCTTTTTGATGGCGTTACACACAATAGGATTACCATTTCCTCTTTTATGTGTCATCCATCTTTCATGTGTGTTTGTGCTTACACCAACATAACCCTCACTCAAAATGTCTGTGTGATTGTTGTATCTAATCCAATAAATTGAATACATAATGTATTACATTCTTTATGTTATTTAGGAACCAGCAACAAATCTTCTCCACTCCACAGTGTTCTTGATGTTGAATGAGAGTTGGTGAATTTGTTTCAGGATCTCACTCAGGGTGTTGAGTGTTGTCTCATAAAGGACAACCTTCATTTCGACTTTATTAACACCTTCATCAACCGCCACCCACGATGGGACCTCCGAACGAATGAGTTTGAAGTCGAACGGACTGTCCTCGTACATGTCTGGAGTACCACGGCCAGAATAATAAAGAGTTCTAAGATGTACGATTCTGTTTTGTTCTTGTTTTGCTTTCTTAAGAAGGAGTGTGTATTCACTGTGTAATGTAATGTATTTGGCGTGGAGTTGAGGAATCTTTATGGACGCCTCGTCAAGAAGAACGTCATCAATGACGCTGTCCTTAGCCCACATTGATTGGATTTCTTCTAAGTTCATGAATCAATTATAACTCTTTACGAGAACTATGTCAAGGGAACTCCACCCTCTGAAGTCTGATAAGTTGTTTTCATTGTTTTGTCTGTGGCATGAGCTGCATCACCAACGTAATAATCATAGTAATCATAACGCAACGTTATCTCAGCTGTGAAATAATTGATGTCAGAGACTGATGAATCAAAGTTGATTGTTGACAGTGAAGTTGGAAAACAATCTTTGAAGACAAACTCTGAAATGGTTCTGTAATTAGATGAAAGAATCGACAGAGAACAATCAGACTTCCAATCATTCTTGATGTCTCCTCCCTCGTCTCCTGTCTGCCACTGAGACTCCAACTTCTTTCTGCTGTAAGTAAATTCTTTTTGTGTCTTTGGTGTCGCGATTGTTCTCATCCAATCATGACACTGATACCAGTTCTTCATGTTCTCATCAATCAAGAATCTAATAAAGAGAGGTTCATATTCCAACTCGTCACCAGGCATGTAAAACTTGTTTACAACTGAATAAATTGGATCTTCTTTGCAGGAAATTGATGGAATGTTAGCTGCTTGACAGAAGAAATCCACTCCAGGCATCTTTGCAATGCTAAATTTGAATCCAATTGGTGATAGGAAGTTCCTATTCTCAATTGAACCTACCCTGTTTGTTGGATTATCAGTCTGTTGTGCCACGCAGTTCCTTCACACGTACCTTATTTATCTGTCCTTCTCAATGTTTAGGTTATAAAAGGAGTGTTCCATAATACACTTGTTGAGTAAATCTCTCATGTACCAGAGAAACTCTTGTTCTTGTGCGTGTCTTGCTGGTGCACCTGGCCACACCTCAATAGAATAATCTATAATACCCTTCAGTGCTAAAACACCATTGATGTCAAAGGCGAGTTGATAGACGTCTTCGTTGTGTTCTTCCATGAACTTATTTAGATAGACACAAAAAAAGAGAGGCCGAAGCCTCTCTGGTGTTCTCTTTTAGAGATGGATTACATAAGGTTCTTGATTTGAACTCTTCTGTAATAACGGTTGGTGTTATCAGAGAGGCGACCCAAACCTTGGTTACCATTACCGCCGGTGACGTCGATAGGACCTTCAGCGAAGGGGTTGGCGACGATGCCGTAACGAGTCTTGAAACCGATGTTAGGCTGGAAAGTCTCAGCTGTAACACTTCTCACCATCTGCAGGGGCACGTAAGGACAGTAGAACAGTCCAGCGTCATAAGCAGAGGTTCCTTTGTAACCAGCAACGTAGTACTGAGTGTCAGAAACGTTGGAGGAGAATGGGTCGATGAAGACCTTGAGCTTACCATTGATGGTACCAGCGAACAGGTTACCTGTGTCATCGACGTTCAGGTTAGCGTTTAGTGCTGGGGTGTAATCAAGGACACCAGCCATTGTCAGGGCGGAAGCGACATCTGCGGAACAGATGATCATGTTGCCCTTTCCTCTACGAGTGAGTTGCGCAATCGCGTTGCAATCTCTTTCGATTTGGAAAAGAAGACCCTTGAATTTCTCAACACTCCAACGTCCGTTGGAATCGAGGTCCAGGTCAAACACGCCAGCGGCGTTCACGTTGTTCTGAGCACCAGGCTTAGCAGTTCTGTAAACGGTACGAACCACTTCTCTGTTGATCTCAGCAAGGATCTCAGAAGAAAGGATGTTAGCCAGTTCGGCTTCAGCATCCAAACCATGAATGGCTCTCAAGTCCTGAGCCAGTTCCATCGAATACTGAGCCTTCAGGGCACGTCCTCTTGCTTCCACAACGACCTTCTCGATCGAGAAGCCCATCTGACGGAACTCTTTACCAGATTCACCAGCAGACTCAAGGTCGCCAGTTCCAAGACCACCACCAGCGCCGACACTCAGGTCAGCCAGAACGGGATCGTAGTTAGCGCCACCAGGGTTACTAGCGTCAGAAACGGAACCAGCAGCAGAGTCAGCAGACTCAAGCAGACCAGGATCTCTATCAGTAGGAGTGACGCCAGGAACGTTAGGGTGAGTTGTAGCTGGAGTGTTTGTGAAGCTATTCAATCCACCAGAGAAGGAAGGATTGGCTTCGTCAAACAGTGCTTCGTTAGGACCTTCAGGACCGTCATACATCGCACGCATGGCGAAGATAAGACCTGTAGGACCGGACATTGGCTGAACACCAGCAATGTCATAAGCGATCAAGTTAGGCATCGAGCGTCTGATCAAGCTGATCAGCACGGGGTCGAAACCAGCGACAGGACCTTCAGCAGCTGCGGAGTTGGTGAAACCACCATCGCCAGCTTGCATCGTAGGTGCTTCTGTCAAGAGACCAGAGCTGATGCCCATGGCTGCCTGCTCACGCAGGAATTTTTCTTGGTTTTCGAGAAGGTGTGCGGTCACCTGCTTTCTGTAGCTATCCTTAATCTCGGGGAGATCAGAATGCTCAAGAATCGGTGCCCACTTCTCGTTGAGATGTTGTGCGGACATTTGTTTTTTAAAAATTTAGTTTGAAATTAACGAATTGTTCTACCGATGGCTCTTGCGTAGGCGTCCATCTGGTCGCCATGAGTCTCGGAGATTGTTGGAACTACAGGCTCGTCATTACCTGGTAGGACTTCTTCATTTAGTTGCTCGGATTGTCCGATGAAGGATTCCTTCAGGATGTTGAGCTTCTGTTTGTAGGA